TCAGACCGCCTTGCAAAGGAACTTAACTACGAAGCAGAGGCTCGCGCAGCATCAGAGTTTGACGCTCGTGCACCACTAAGTAACATCGAGAAAGCAATTGCTGACCTCGGTGCTAGAATTGACGACCTTGCTACAAAACCAGCAGGTATAGAAATCCGTAAAGCAACAGACAACTCCACCGTAGAGATTCCTTCAACAGAGGAACTCGGTAACATGAACTGGGATGAGGTACACGCTCTAGCAGGGAGTGTATGGAATTAATTGGGGGAATGAAATATGGCAAGAAATTATATGAGAACAGTAAACGATATGGAGCGCTATTATTATGGCGCGGGACAGAGCATGGGATATTCCTACAGTGGTTCAGAACTACTAAAGGCAGATGCACCAATGCTGAGCACAACCGCAGGTACATACCAAGCAATTTATGGCCGCAAAGTTTGGAGTCAATTGAACCAAGAGTTCAACGCATTCTCCATTCTGCCTAAGAAGCCTTGGGACAGAAGTGGTTGGAGAGTAGTTACCGCTAAGCCGTCAACATCTGTTGGTGGCGGAGTTGCAGAAAATGCAACCCTACCGGACACAACCAAGCCTACATTCCAGCATGTTGCAGCAAAGCCTAAGACTATTGCACACACATTCGATATGTCCGAAACCGCTATTTTCCTTAATGACAAGGATGACGGTCTAGGTGACATTCGCTCAGTCCTTAAAGAGGAAATGGGTAAGCACCACGCAGAGCACATCAACCAAATGCTAACAGAAGACAGTGAAACACCAGCAGGTAACAACATCGAGTCTCTTGACAGAGTTACTGGTAACGACGGTGGAGCAAGCGGTGGACTAACATCTATGGAAACTGGTGCATCATCAGGTACAGACCACTGTGGCGCTAGCGATTTAGACATCTACAGCATTGACCGAGGTGAAGCAGCAAACTCTTGGTCTAACGCAGAAGTTGACTGTGGTAGTGACAGAGCAGCAGGTAACCGCCGTACTCTAAGTCTTGACCACTTGGATACCATCTTCCAAAAGGTTTGGATTCGTGGTGGTAACCCGAAGGTTATGCTAACAGGATATGACACTCTAATGCGTATTCAGCAACTTCTACAATCTCAACAGAGATTCATGGAGGAAAAGCGTGTTGTACCAACTTACAACGGTGTAAAAGGTGTACCGGGTGTTGAGGCTGGATTTATAGTCGCAACTTACAACGGTGTCCCAATCATTCCATCTAAAGATGTACAGACAGACGGCATTAGCAGAATCTACATGCTTGACACTGACTACCTATACTACAGTACTGCGAAACCAACTCAATACTTTGAGTCCGGTATCGAAACTGGAGACCCATTCGCTGTTAACAGACTAGGGCAAGAAGGACTTTACCGCACAATGGGTGAAGTTTGGACTACTTTCTTTGGAGGTCAAGGTTCAATTCGTGACCTACAGTGAGGATTAATGGTGGAAAATAAAGGAGATGAATAAATATGGCACATGTAAATCTAACAGTAGCACAGACATACCTAGATATAGGAATACACAACGGAGCACCGAATAACTACCCAAGTGCAGATGGCGTTGCAAGCGCTAACACTGCTTGGTTGAGTGGAACAGCAGCAGCGGGGACATATCCCGGCGCTATAACTGGATTCCAAGCGGTTAACACAAGTAGTAATGAAACACCAGCACAAACAAGATTAATTTCTTTAGCGGTAACTTGTACTGATGAAGATGCAGCAACAACATTTGATGTTAATGCATACGATAGTAGTCTAAATTATGTATTAGCGCTTGTATCTATAGTTAATAATACTGACACAGACGAAAGCATTTTAGCAGCAGCAACAACAATAGCACATGAAGCAGGGACAATTACTTTTGATGTTGCTAGTGATAACGATGTTGTTTTGTTAACATTTATAGCGGCTTGAGGTG